TTGATACTAGAGAAGACTTTGCATCTTTTGTAAGAAATCTTTTTAAAAAACCTGGGGAATATTATTTTGATAAAACATCAGAACAGTTTAATGCTGAAGCTGTAAAATTTAAAAATACAGGTGTTTATTGTACATCTGCATTTAAATCTAAAGACTTTATTAAATATTGGGATGATCAAAAATTAAAATGTAGAAAGGGTGTTATATTTAAATCTAAAGATAATACTTGGTATATACCACGAGATTACTATATGTGGTTAAATTTTTTACCAATCTTTAATAAAGAAATACAACAGTTTGGTTTTGCTGATATTAGAGATGCACAATATCATATGTCATTGTATGAGATGTTAGCAGAGTTAAACTATAAACACGTAGCTATTTTAAAGAAAAGGCAGATAGCCTCATCTTATTATCATATGGCAAAGCTTATTAACCAACAATGGTTTGAAGCTGGGGTAACTTTAAAAGTAGGAGCTAGTCTAAAAGATTACATTAATGAAAAAGGTTCTTGGAAGTTTTTAGATGAGTACGCAGCATTCTTAAATGAACATACAGCTTGGATAAGACCCATGAATCCAAAAAAAGTAATGATGTGGCAACAAAAAATTGAGGTTAGAAAAAATAATAGAAAAAATGAAGTTGGACTCAAAGGTACAATACAAGGAATGTCATTTGAAAAAGATCCAACAAATGGAGTAGGGGGTCCAGTTAAATACTTCTTTCATGAAGAGGCTGGAATTGCACCTAAGATGGATAAGACATATGAGTATATGAGACCAGCAATGAGATCAGGACTTACTACTACAGGATTATTTATAGCAGCAGGATCTGTGGGTGACTTGTCACAGTGCAATCCTCTCAAAGATATGATACTTAATCCAACATCTAAAGATATTTATGCTGTAGAAACAGATTTAATTGATCATAAGGGTACTACAGGTTTGTCAGGTTTATTTATTCCTGAGCAATGGTCAATGCCTCCACATATAGATCAATATGGCAATTCTAAAGTAGAGGAAGCTACTATAGCTTTACAAGATCAATTTAATAAATGGAAAGATGAATTAGCTCCAGAAGATTATCAGTTGAGAATATCTCAGCATCCAAGAAATATTAAAGAAGCATTTGATAATAGATCTGTTTCTGTATTTCCTACTCATTTATTAAATGCACAATCTAGAAGAATAGAGGAAAAAGAATATGGTTATGAATATTTAGATATATCTACAGATGATAATGGAAAACCAAAGGTTACTAAATCAAATAAACAACCTATACGTGAGTTTCCAATAAATAAAAAGACTGAAGATAAAACAGGTTGTCTTGTAGTTTGGGAAAGACCTAATAAAGAAAAACCAGATTTTGGAACTTATTATGCCTCTATTGACCCCGTAGCAGAAGGTAAAACTACAACATCAGATTCTTTATGTTCTATTTATGTAATGAAAAACTCTGTAGAAGTTACTAAAATAACTGGTACAGAAACAGAAACATATATTGAGCAAAGTAAAATTGTAGCAGCATGGTGCGGAAGATTTGATGACATTAAACAAACTCACCAAAGATTAGAGCTTATAATAGAATGGTATAATGCATGGACAGTAATAGAGAATAACATATCTTTATTTATTAATTATATGATTCATAGAAAGAAGCAAAAGTATCTTGTACCTAAAAGTCAAATAATGTTTTTAAAAGATCTTGCAGCTAATAAAAATGTTTATCAGGAATATGGGTGGAAAAATACAGGTACACTATTTAAATCACATTTACTTAGTTATGGGATAGAGTTTGTAAGAGAAGAGTTAGATCAAGAAACAAAACCAGATGGTACTGT